ATGCAAGGGCAATTGTGAACCATACCACACCCGAGATATACGCAGGAAATCATAATTTCGCCACTTATCAGATAGAGCATGATGCAAAAATAGATACATCCTACACCTTGTACAACAGGGAAGCGGTAGAACGGCTTATGAGGGATAATCCCGAGGTACTACCGCCAGCTGGAAAGAAAGTCTCACAGGCTATTGCAGAGGGCAAGGCTGTTGCATGGGATAAGCAAAAGCTTCAATCTGTAATGATACAGGGTATATTACAAGGCGATTCTATCCCTCATCTTGCTGAGCGGCTTGCGAGGACGGTAGGCGACAGCGACATGAAAGCATCTATCCGTAATGCCAGGACCATGGCAACAAGGGCACAGAACGCGGGCAGGGTTGATGCGTACAAGAGAGCGCAGGATAAGGGGGTGGAACTTGAGCAGATGTGGCTTGCCACTATGGATAACAGAACACGACACAGCCATAGATATCTTGATGGGGAGACCCGACCTCTGGGCGAGGCTTTTTCTAACGGCTGTGAGTACCCCGCAGACCCGAAAGGAGACCCCGCCGAAATATACAATTGCCGATGCTCCCTTAGAGGTGTGGTTAAGGGATTAGACAGGCGCTCTGGACAGTTTAGGGATGATTCAGAGGTAGGCGGCATGAGCTACGAGGAATGGCGCAACGCTAAGCCACAGTACAGGGACATCTTAAGCCAGAAAGAAAAGGGAGAAGCGATCAAGCGTGCATATATCCGAGAGTATGGCGGGTATGGAAGCAAAAAGAGTAATGATAGCCAAGCAATCACAACAAATACTGCTAATATACCTAATGTTCAATCAAACCCCAGAAGTCAAACAGAAAATGCTTTAACTGAGAGTTATACATATCATCAGAATAAAAACAATCTTACTCTTGTGCCTCTTTCAGAACTGGGCGAATATACGCCAATAGAGGCAAATTATGGCAAGATATCAGAGGAGATGCAACAACATTTCTCATCAACAATCAGTAATCTTGCATCTAAGTATGATACACCACTGCAAAAAGTGCGTGTAATGACAAAGGAAGAGTATATGGTTATGGGCGGTAAGGATGTATTTGCTAGAGTAGAACACAATTATGATGTAGATTCCGCTCAGCTTATAATCAATCCTGCAAAATGCTCGAAACAAGATAAGCTTGTTGATAGAATGATTGAGCTTAGAAATAAAGGATATATTCCAAAAATCAAAGATGGCACTGAGGCTGACTATATTGCTACGCATGAATTTGCACATACACTTATAGATATGGGCTCAGAACTTGATAAAAAGAGAAATTGGGCTGGTGCTGACTATAAGAGGATTGAGAATATAAGAAAAGAGATTGATGGGGTATATAATGACTATTTAGCAGAGGTAAAAAAGGCTGAAAGGAATTGGAAAGATTCCGAGTTAAAAGCTATGACATCATTTGACCAGAAAGATTGGGATAAAGCGGCTCATATGAGAAAAGAGTATGACGATGTTAAAGTGAGTAATTATTCCTTAGTCAACTCAGATGAGTTTATGGCTGAGTGCTTTGCTCTTGATAAGTTGGGAGACAATAACAATAAATATGCTTTAAAGGTAATGGAAATTGTTGACAGGTGCTTTAAGAGGTAAATTATGATTGATATGCCTTATTTTATGGGAAACAAGGACTGGTATTACTTTGATTATGATAATAAGCGGTTTATGCTGACCGATGAAGCACCGCCCAAAGCAAAAGAATCATACAAAGAATTTTATGAAACTCTGGAGGCATATTATGGCAGAGGTAAGGATTGACGATCACTCAGATGAATATATGCGCGATGTTGAAAATGCCCTTGAAAGCGCACTGGAAGCCATAGGCATACACATTGAGGGTGAAGCCAAGGAAGAACTAGAGAACACGCCGAGGCGTATTGATACAGGCAACCTCAGAAACAGCATCAATTACCAAGTGAAAGAGAGCGAAAAGGCTGTTTATGTCGGCACGAATGTCGAGTATGCCTTGTATGTACACGAGGGCACGTCAAGGATGGAAGCAAACAGATTCTTAACAAATGCCGTTGACCGCAACCGAGACCAGATAAACAGTTATCTGAAAGATGCTTTAAGCTAACTTAGTAGTTATTAGGGAGATAAAAGGCTATTCTAGTAGTTTTTAGGGTTGTATTTTTTAATACCCATTGTTATTATATTAGTAGGATATTCACATATCCCCCTCATAAGGAAAGACAAGTAAATAGATGTGGAAAACGTCCAGCTAACGCGGTAATGCCGAATCATTACCTTACACACAAAAAGCCCTATTCGGAGAGCTATCCCTTCGAGTGGGGCTTTTTTACTTGTTTTAAGAGAATTACTGCATGGATTCTACATAAGGCTATGGGAAGAAAAACATGCAGAGTTGCCAGCGCCTAATCGCTGGGGCGGTGGTGTTTTCTAGCCGTTTACGCCACCGCAAACGGGATACAAGCCCCGACACACTGAGGGCTAAAAATAAATTTCTAATCGCAACACATCGCGACCGACACAAAGGAGAAAGAGAATGAGTTTAACGCACAAGGCACTAAGCGCAATGGGAATCGAACCCGAAAAAATCGAGCAGATACTTGAGATGCACCGAGAGACCATTGATTCTATCAAAGCTGATAAAGACAAGGCTGTGGAAGAATCAAAAAAGTACAAAGCTGATGCTGACAGGCTTGCAGAAGTCGAAAAGGAATTAAAAGACTATAAAGTCAAAGAAAGCCAGCCCGATGCCTTTAAGGAAAAATACGAGAAGATCAAGAAAGAGTATGAAACCTATAAGGGCGAGATAACAGCCAAGGAAACCAAAGAGGCAAAGAGTAAAGCCTACAGGGATATTCTTAAGGACATAGGCGTATCTGAGAAGCGTCATGATGCCATTTTAAAGATTGCAGACCTTGACTCATTTGAACTTGATGAGAACGGAGCAATCAAGGATGCTGAAAAACTCAAAGCCAGCGCGAAGAATGAATGGTCTGAATTTATTGTAAGCGAGGGCAAAGCAGGGGCAAAGACCCCGACACCGCCGAGCAATACAGGCGGAAGCACAATGACTAAACAGCAGATAATGGATATTAAAGACCCCGTTGCCAGACATAAGGCGATGGCGGAGAACATGGAAATGTTCGGAATTGGAAAGGAGTAAAAATGGGCGCAGAGGCTAATCTTATCAAAGCGACAGATATGAAGAAGATTCGCGAGGTTGATTTTGTACAGCAGTTCACACATCAGAGCCTTAACAAGCTCTTGGAAGTGCTGGGAGTAACAAGAAAGATTCCCATGATGGAAGGTACAACAATGTACTACTACACCGTAACAGGAACTCTTGAGGACGGTAATGTAGCAGAGGGCGATGTAATACCGCTTTCTCACTATGAAGTAACCAAGACACCTGTAGGCGAGATCACTCTTAAGAAATGGCGTAAGGCTGTATCAGCTGAGGCTATCAAGAAGTCTGGCTATGAAGCCGCTGTGACAGAGACAGATGCAAAGCTTCTTAAGGATGTACAGGCAGGAGTAAGAACTGATTTCTTTAGCCTTGTAAACGGAACAATCACAGGCTCAACATCTGTTACAGGCGCAGGCTTACAGGCGGCACTTGCGGCGGCTTGGGGTCAGTTGCAGGTTAAGTTTGAGGACGATACCGCTGAGGCTGTTTACTTTGTAAATCCTCTTGATATCGCTGACTACCTTGCAAGCGCAAACATTACTGTTCAGACAGCTTTTGGCATGAACTATATCGAGGACTTCCTTGGTCTTGGTACAGTGATCATGAGCTCAAGAATCACACAGGGTACATTCCTTGCAACAGCAAAGGAAAACCTCATCCTGTATTACCTCACAATGAATGGTGATGTAGCTAACGCATTTGACCTTACAGCTGATGAGCTTGGACTTATCGGTATTAAGTCTGGTTATCAGAACGAAGAGAGAGCACAGATTGAGTCCCTTGTAATGAGTGGCATACAGCTCTTTGTAGAGTATGCCGCTGGCGTAGTAAAGGGCGAAATTACAGGAGCTTGATATGTATAAGGTAATTAAATTCTTTACCGATTTACAGGATAAAAACCACGCCTACAAAGTGGGGGATACATTCCCCCGCGATGGCGTTGAGGTAAGCCTTAAAAGGCTTAAAGAGCTTTCTAGTGCGAATAATAAAAGAGGAGTCCCACTTATTGAGGAAATAAAGGAGGAGCCTTTTATGAATCCACCCGAAGAGCCTAAGCCTAAAAGGGCAAGAAAGAAAGGATGACGCAATGCTGACAGAACTGTGTGGGTATTTGAAGAACTGGTTTGAAAAGGAGAAATGCTATGGTGATTTCGTAATTACCAATGGGCAGATAACCTTTGCTGACGGAACGGAGTTACCTTTGCAGGATGGTCAGCATTTTCGCGTTATAGGCAGTGTTTTTAATGATGGAGTTTATTGCCATACGGGGGAGCAAGACTCCCCCACCCTCCTTCGTGACGAAGCGTTTAAAGGCTCTGTATGGTGCTTAGCCATCCCACCCGATGTTTTAACCCTTGAGAGTGAAATAAGCGCTTGGAGGGCGAAATATGAAGGAATAGACAGCCCTGTAATGTCACCATACACCTCAGAGTCATTCGGTGGGTACTCCTACAGTAAAACGAGTGGGAATACTGCAAATGGAGACAATGGGGGAAGCTGGCAAAGTGTATTTGGAAACAGATTAGCAAGGTACAGGAAGATATAATATGTCACTTTTACTGGATGCGTTTGAAAACTGCATAATGATGGATAAAACCACAACCTCAGATGGGCGTGGAGGTTTTATTACATCATGGACGGACGGGGCTGAGTTTGATGCCGCTATTGTGTTTGATTCTTCGATGCAAGCAAGGGCGGCAGAGGCGGCTGGTGTGAAATCTCTTTACACGATCACGACAGCCAAGAACGTCAATCTTCAATATCATGATGTATTCAGAAGATTATCTGATGGAAAGATATTTCGGGTTACATCTGATGGAGATGATAAGAAAACCCCGCCAAGCGCAACTATTAACATGAGACAGGTAACCGCAGAAGAGTTTGTACCAGCGGAGTAAGTTATGGATAAATGGCAAGCACAGCATGATTTCTGGAACTCCTTTGGGGTCAGTGCATATGATGAGCACAGCGTACCCGAAGATGCGGGATTCCCTAGGATAACATACGAAGCGGCAATGAGTACCTTTGAAAATCTTGTATCAATAACTGCTTCAATATGGACACGGACAAGCTCATGGGCAACAGCTGATACACTGGCAAATCAGATAGAGCAGTATATAAAGTCCATGGGATGCCCCGAGATTGAGGGCGGCAGGTATCGTGTATTCATAGGCGATACAACCTTTGCACAGCGTATGGACGACCCCGAGGATGACCAGATAAAGCGGATTCTATTAAATGTAAACTTTGAGTTTATGACTAAATAAAGGAGAGAAAAGATGGGCAGATTTACAGTTATTGCTAATGATGCGTTTGATGCATTGCAGGTTGATGCGGGCGTACTTCTTACAAACTTTGACCCTGCAAACCCGTATCAGACACCTGCAAGCGAAGATATTCTTGCAACTACTACAGGCGGCGTTAACCCTACCTGTGTTCCTACATTCTCAGATTATGGCGAGGATGTTGATAATGTACCTAACAACATGATGGAGTTTAAGCACCTTGACGGCTGGGAAGCGGCTATGGCATTTTCTTCAATCAAGTTTAATGCGGCTAATACAAAGTGGGCACTCGGCGCGGCAGATACAGAGCTTCTTGACAATGGTGTAACCAAGATCAAGCCCCGCAGGGATGTTCAGCTTTCAGATTTTAAAGACCTTTGGTGGGTAGGCGACAAGGCAAACGGCGGAGCATATGCTATCAAGCTTCTCAATGCACTTTCCACAGGTGGTCTTAATATCCAGTCAACCAAGAATGGCAAGGGCACAAATCAGATTACAGTAACAGGTCATGTATCCATTGATGCGCAGGATGTAATGCCTATGGAGATATACGACATTCCTTCTGAGACACCTGTAATCGTTCCCGATATCCTGCTTAACAAGGCAAATATCACGCTTGCAGAGGGTGAGACAGATACTATCACAGCTACCACATCACCTGTAGGACAGGCAGTAACATGGGCGTCAAGCGATGATACTGTTGCATCTGTAGCAAACGGCGTTGTAACCGCAGAGAGCGAAGGAAGCGCAGTTATCACAGCAACAATGACCTATGATGGCAAGACCTACACAGATTCCTGCAACGTAACAGTAACAGAGTAAGGAGTATAAATGAGCGAATTAAAGACATTAGCGACATGTAAACCCTCGGAATTTCTGAGACAGACAAACCGTGTCAAAAAGTCAGTCGAAAAGTGGCTGACTGACACGGACATACTCAATATCAGAAACAGGATGCCCGTGCTTGAGATAACCCCACAGGATGCATCGAAAGAAGAGAGACAGGCGATATACGACAGGAATAAAAAGGTGGCGACAGAACAGGCAAAGAAAAACATTTCTGCCATGCTTGATGCTATCCTTGATGATCACCCCGAGGAAACGCTGGAAGTATTAGCGCTTTGTTGCTTTGTAGAGCCCGAGAATGTAGACGACTACACTGTGGGGGAATACCTAACTGCTTTTAATTCGCTCATAAACGATAAGGCGGTGATTGATTTTTTTACTTCATTGGCATCGCTGGCGCGGATGAATACTTTAAATGCATCGAAAGCATAAATCTTGAATTGTTAGAACTGTTTGGGCGGGGGTATGTAATTGAGCATTGCATATCCTCGCTCAAATTGGATAGAGAGATAAAATCATTCAAGGTTTATATAACAGATGCACTGATGGCGATTGCTGATAACACCACACACCTTGTAGGCTCACAGGGCGTAGTGGATTATGGAAAAACAATCAATCAGAGGTGGATTGATATATTAAATCCCCCTCCCGAAGTACCCGAGGATAATAGACCGAGCGAGGAAATCGCAGAGGATATCTGGCAAAGGATAAGGGGGCACTAAATGGCATTTGATTTGATGGATGTATTCGTAAAGATAGGCGCGGATACATCGGAATTAGAAGGTGGAATAAACAAGGCTAAAGGTCTTGCCAGCGGTATAGGTGGGGCAGTAGGGGCAGGGATGAAAGCTGTAGGCACGGCAATAGCAGGTGCGACTGCGGCTGTTGGCGGTTTTGCGGCTTCCTCTGTTAAAGTCGGTGCAACGTTTGATTCTTCCATGTCGCAGGTAGCGGCTACAATGGGGGTAACTGTTGACGAGATAGGGGATTTAAGGCAGTTTGCGCAGGATATGGGTGCAACAACTGCTTTTAGTGCTACACAGGCGGCTGATGCGCTAAATTACATGGCTCTTGCTGGTTACGATGCTGACAAGTCTATGCAGATGCTTCCTAACGTTCTTAATCTGGCGGCGGCTGGAGGCATGGAGCTTGCTACAGCGTCGGACATGGTAACGGATGCTCAGAGCGCACTAGGGCTTAGCATGGATGAGACCACACAACTTGTAGACAAAATGGCAAAAGCCTCTAGTAAATCCAACACAAGTGTGCAACAGCTCGGCGATGCGATTCTGACGATAGGCGGTACAGCGCAGAGCCTTGCAGGCGGCACAACGGAACTCAGTACAGCCCTTGGCATACTTGCAGATAACAGTATAAAAGGAGCAGAGGGCGGTACAGCTTTAAGAAACATTGTTCTATCACTATCATCACCTACCGACAAAGCGGCAGATACACTTGAGAATTTGGGAGTCACAACAACCGATGCGGCAGGCAATCTCAGACCATTAGAAGAGATAATGGGAGAGCTTGGCACTTCCTTAGATGGATTGGGAACGGCTGAAAGGTCGGCGGTCATAGCATCTATTTTTAATAAGACAGATATTGCGGCTGTTAACGCCATGCTTGGCACAAGTGCTGAAAGGTGGGATGAGTTAGCAGGTGCAATAGATGATTCAGCTGGCGCGGCTGACAAGATGGCTAAAACCCAGCTTGATAACCTTGAGGGCTCTATAACACTCTTTAAATCAGCGTTAGAGGGTGCACAAATACTCATATCTGATGCTCTTACACCTGCCCTTAAAGATTTTGTTGATTTTGGTACAGATGGAATCACAAAGATATCTGAGGGCTTCAAAGAGGGTGGCTTGTCGGGTGCTATGACTGCTTTTGGTGATGTGCTTGCTGATGGTATTGGGATGATAACAGAAATGCTCCCCGATGCAGTAGATGCAGGCATACAGCTCCTTGAGGCAGTCGGCAAAGGTCTGATTGATAACGCACCGAAAATCTTTGATGCTGTCGTAGAAATAGGCGGGATGGTGTTAGAGAAAAGTGCGGAGATTATGCAGAAGGTTGCAGATGGTCTTGCACAGTTTGACTTTGCCAGTGCTGTAGGGAGCATAGTAGACACTATCGTGGGATTCCTTACAGGCGATTCAGCAACCAAGATGCGTACCGCAGGAGTGCAGATTATAGGAAGTCTGGTAAATGGCTTTATTGAGGCATTGCCCGAGTTAGTACAGGGTGCGGCTGAGATCCTTACATCAATAGGCGAGGGAATAAAAGATGGACTACCAGAGTTTGTATCTATGGCAATGGAAGTGCTCACAGACTTTAGTGAGGGGCTTGGTGACAACCTTAGTGTATTGCTGGACGCAGGTATAGAAATGATCATGGCGCTTGCTGATGGTATCATAAACAGTTTGCCTGTTCTTATATCTAACATCCCTACTATTATCACTAATGTTGTAAAAGCATTGACTGATAACCTGCCTAAGATAATGCAGATGGGCGGCGAGCTGATAGTAAAGCTGGTGGCAGGACTCATACAGGCAATCCCATCACTGATTGCGGCTATACCAGAGCTTGTAAAAGCCATTTTTAACGCATGGAAATCAATTAATTTCTTAACACTTGGAATTCAGCTTGTGCAGGGAATCATTAAAGGCTTGGTTAGCATTGTGCCGTCACTATTTAATGCTATAAAAGATTTAGCATCTAAGGCTATTAAAATCTTTAAAGAAACCGACTGGAAAGCTCTCGGTATAGATCTTATAACAAAGATTGTTGATGGAATAAAAAACCTTGCATCTAAATTAGCCGAGGCAGTAAAGAGTCTTGCTACTAAGGCTGTCGATACCTTTAAAAACACAGACTGGATTGCACTTGGAAAGGCTGTTATAGAAAAGCTTATAACTGGTCTGCAAAACGTGTCACATAAGATAAACGATTTCTTTGCAGGGCTTGCAAAAAAAGCATGGGAATCAATTACCTCTTTCTTTGGCAAAAAGGAAAGCGATGCAAAGGCAAGCGGAAACACCAAGAATGTAGCCGTTAATTTTGCTGACAGAAGCAGGGTAGAGAGTGCGCAGGACGCTTTACAGGACGTATACGACTCAGTTAACCCCTCTGATGTGGATGCTGTTGTGGATGTTGCAAACAGCGGAGAAAGCTTTGATAGTAATTCTGGATTTGAAGAAGAGAGAAAGCTGGAGGCGCTGGCTGATGCAATAGTAGATGCGTTTGTAAGAGCAGATATCGGCATTGATGTTGACGGGCGAGAGTTTGGCAGACTTGTAAGAAAGGCGGTGGCTTACTAATGGATTTTTATTATGTAAATTCCAATGGGCGAGTGATTGACTTTACAAAACCGCCCTTTCTTGGAGAAAAAAGCAATAACCTTTTAGAGTTTAAATGGGATTACATCACACAGGGGCAGGCAGTACAAAGGATAGTTAAGTTTGAAAAATACATGGTAGAAAAGAAATTCCATGTGTTGATATCGGGAGACACCCCAAGAGACTATTATTCAAACCTTGAGCGCTTCTTACAGCTTACCGATGTGGATATAAACAATCTAACAATGGGAAGGCTTTACATCGGCAAATACTTCCTTGAGTGTTATATATTTGCATCGGGAAAGCCAAAGAGATATCTTGGCACGAATAAAACCCTTGTTGAGTGTTCGATAGTATGCGAGAAAGGCAACTGGCAATCTGAGGGCAAATTCTCATTCACGCCAATAGGAGGCGGAGGCGGTCAGAGTACGGGGTATGGCTTTGTGTATCCATACGATTACGACTATGATTATTCCGCTCCATATACCGTAAACACTATCTTAAATGAGTCATACATGGACACGGATTTTAAGTTGGTTTTTTATGGAGCTGACGAAGTACCAGAGATAACAATAGGTGGCAATCTGTACAGGGTAGCGTTTGAGCTTGGATATAATGATTATATGGTAATAGATTCCAAGAAAAAGACAGCCACAGCGTATGTACAGACTATCGAGAGCGGAAACGTGGTTGTAACACCCGTAAATGTTTTCAGATGGCGAGAAGAAGGACATAACCTTTTCGAGAAGATCAAGGGTGGCGGTAATGCCGTCCTTTATGACGAGACAACCACAGCGGATATCACTTTGTATTATGAACGTTCTGAACCTAAATGGAGTGATGAGATATGGACTTGATATATGCGGATGAAAATTTTATAGATTTGGGCGTATTGCAGGACTACTCATTTGATGAATGCTTTGGTGATGAAGATAACTCCTTTGAATGCCGAGTACAGAAATACAACCATGTCTGCGACCAGGATTACATACTGTATGTCGAGGGCAAGGAATACGGCGGGATAATAGACAGGATAGAATCAGACACAAGGACAGGGGAGATAACATATTCTGGCAGGTCTTGGTATGGTGTATTAAATTCATACGTGATCACACCACCGAGCGGGTATGCTTACAGGACATTCAGCGGAACAGCAAATGAGGTGCTGGCAGAGATGCTTGAGCTGTTTGATATGAGTAATCTGTTTGTTGTTGATGTTCCCAATGGCGTCGAGGATATCGACATAGACAATTTTGAGGTCAGATACGAGCCTGTGTACGATGCCCTGCGGCGCATGATGGAGACATGTAACGGCAAATTGAAATGCTATTACAAGAGAGGGCATGTGCATCTGTATATAGTGCTTTTAGCTAATTATGCGGTTAGTGATGGCTTTGATGCATCACAAGTGCCTTTTAAGGTTGGAACGACGTACAACAACGTGAATCATCTTATATGCCTCGGACAGGGCGAAGGTGTACAGCGGGCAGTAATACATCTGTTTACAGACGAAGGTGGCGGGATACAGCCTTATAGACGCATAGAAAACCCCCAAGAGGATGCAGATTACTACTTGGACACATCGCAACAAGTAATGACGGGGATAGCGGAGATTACAGATATATTTGATTATCCCAGCGCGGAAATTATCTATAATTACAAAAGGCTTAACTCACAGCCAAGCGACTGGACAACACAATATTACAAGAAATATTATACTGGGTCTCTTGATAGTGATGGAAAGCCTACATACAGCTTAGTAGAGCAGAAATTCATCAAGAAGTTTAAACAACTTTTCGGGGATGCTCCAAAAGACTGGTATGTAAATGATAATTACACAAATTACTATTACATAGATGACTCAGACCCCGACGACCCTGTATTTGCCAATGTGAGGGGGCTTTCTGATTCGCTGGCAACCCCCGTTTACATTCCCATGGATACAGCGCACGGTTTTGAGGAAGCGCCGAAAGACTGGGATACAGATTACTCCTCTTACTATAAATGGAGTGACGCGCACCAAGAGTATCAGTCAGTGGAGGGCGTATCTAAACTAAAGGAAGAGCAGATTTTATCAATGCCAGCTGATTGGAAAGGCAATTACGGGCTATACAGTACAAGAACTTGGAACGGTTATATGTGGATATATACCGCCGTACCCCCAAGGAAAGCACAAAGGTTTAAATTGCAAACAGAGAAGCCAACGGATTGGGATACCAACTTTAGGAATTATCATTATATATATTATGATAAAACTCTGACCTCTGGTCATGGCTATAGTAAGGTTTCAGCAGGTTTACGGGATGGGGATTTAAAGCTAAAGAAGGATGGTACTCTAAAATGGAAAAAGAACCTTTTTTATACGATGGAAGAGTATGATGTAGCCCCGACATTCAAGAAGATACAGCGCCAGCATGAATCAACAGGCGGTATCTGGAAAGTAACAGAGTACAAGGAAGCACCCCCATTTGTAAACGATGGCAGTTATTTCTATAAAGACTATGTAAGGACTCCTGCATGGAATGGTAACGGGTATTACTGGGAACTGATTAGCGATCATTGGGAAGATATCCCGACCTTTGCTAATAACACATACTATTATCAAGTAGAGGACAGAATGGCGGAGCTAGTAGAGGCAGGTATTGAAAGGCTTAACGACCTGCGCGATACATCCACACTCGATATCGACCTTGAGCTGGAATCACAGTATGATGTGGGCGACATAGTAGGAAGTATTGACAATGTAACAGGGATAGAGGTGAACAAGCCTATTCTGAGGGAAATAGTAAAGATTAAGAAAGATATTCTTTCAATAGAGTATCAAGTGGAGTAAAAGCCATGGCTTATGAAGATTATCATGTAAATGCAGATGATGTAAAACTTGATGGCGACCCTAACATACGGCGTACCGTTCCACCTTCTCCAAGTGGTAGCGGTGGCGGCATATCCTATGGAACATGTACCACAGCGGCGGCAACAGCGGCTAAGGTTGTTACACTGTCAGATGCAACAGGATGGGAGTTAAAACAGGGTGCAAGCATAGCGGTAAAGTTTACCTATACAAATACCTATGAAGCGGATGTAAACGACCCTGTACAGCTTAATGTAAACAATTCGGGTGCAAAGAATATCTATTATGGAGATTCATCTAATCCGACAGGAACAAACCCGACAGCATTTGGAAGGGCTAACTGTGTTAACACTTATGTATATGATGGTACTTACTGGGTATGGGCTGGTAGTAGTTCAGATAACAACACTACCTATTCTGCCATGTCCGAATCTGAACTTACAACAGGAACAGCTACGACAAGTAGGGTTGTAAGAGCGGATTACTTAAAATCTGCAATACTAGACCTTGCAAATCCAATAGGCACAGTTATAGAGTCAACCACTTGCGACACAATGGCAAAAGTTATAGAGGCATATGGTGGTACGACATGGGTTCAACACAGTGGATACATGCTTAGAGGTGCGACGAGTGGTGTAACGGCAAATCATACAGGAAATGACGGTGGTGTTGATGAAATTACCCCAACAGGTTCTTTTAGCGGAACAAATGCTAGCCTTGCTCATTCTGGTGGTGGAGTTAGTGCACATACATTAACCGCGGCACAAACGCCTAAACAATTAACTAGAGTCTTTTATAATACATCTGGCGCATGGTCATTAGGTATATGGGGTGGTCATGGTAATGGATATTGTGTAACTATGTCTGACCAAACAGGGTATGGTACATATGGACAATCTCATTCACATGGTCACACTAATCCTAATGCGCACTCATATACACCAGCTGGTTCTATAACTATAAATAAACATTCTACATTACCAAAATATAAAAATGTGTATATTTGGGAAAGAACAGCTTAATAAAAGGAGGAATTATATGTACTATTTAAAAATTTCTGAGGACATCAGACTTAATCTTGTTGAAGATGAAATGAATATTCCTAGCAATGAAGAACTCATATTAGTTTTTTATAATGGTGGTAGTGATTTTGATACAATAAAAAATATATTTTCAGACATTGATTCTATAACTATTTATGGGTGTAATGTACAGGAAGATGGAAGAGAAACAGATGAATATATAGTTAATTATTATGACAAATATACCGTACTTAAAAATATTGAATACGATATTGTTAACGATATTTATAGAGTAACTCTTATCTATCCAAATGATATGGAATTAAGGATTGCTGATTTAGAAGATGCTTTGAACTTCTTACTCATGGGAGGTGAATAACATGGCAAAATACTTAGCAAGACAGATAAAAATGGGGAAGCTTGATTATGACGAGGTTATAGCAAAGTATCCTCAGTTTAAAGACGAGATTGATAAGATTCTTAATAAGTAAAGGAGGAAAGCTATGGAAATTGTAACAGGAAGTACAGGGGAAGCTCATGTAACCCCGATAGATGATGCTGTAAGAAACAGCAATTTAGGGTACTACGGCGACAAAGTAGTGTTTAATGTGTTTTCTAAGTTTGAAGCACAGAGCGTTACAGCCAATTTGGTAAGAGTATTCAGTGGCTATGGTATGAACCAAGGCAGGCTCTTTAAAATTGGAGAGGGAAGTTATGACGATGTGACCATAGAAAACGGACAGCAGGGAGCAAAAAGGGCTGACTTGATCGTGGCAAGATATACCATGGATACGCAGACAGGCTTTGAGGATATATCCCTTGCTGTAATCAAGGGTAGTGCTGGGCAGGAGTATGTAGACCCCTCATTTACGATAGGAGACATCAACAGCGGAGCAACCCTTGATGAATTTCCGCTGTACAGGGTAAAGATAAACGGTATTGTTATAGAAGATGTCGAGCAGATGTTTACTTTGTTACCCGATGGCGGCAGGCTTGGCTTTATCGAGGAAAAGATAGACAACCATATAGCAGATAAAGAAAACCCTCACGAAGTAACAAAGGAACAGGTAGGGCTTTCTAATGTTCCCAACGTGTCAACGAACAATCAAACTCCTACATATACAGAGGCGGCAACGCTTGAGAACATTGTAAGTGGTGAGGTAATTACCACTGCATTCGGTAAGATAAAGAAAGCTATTGCAACCTTGATAAACCATGTAACGAATAAGAGCAATCCGCATGAGGTCAAAGGCAGTCAGCTTGTAGCAGGTAGCGATGCGGAAGCTGTACCGATATCCAAGGGTGGTACAGGAGCAAGGACAGCGGCAGGAGCATTGCAGGCTCTCGGAATCCCCAGTAGTGTAGCCGATGCTATGGCAAAGAACGTGTACACGGATACAACAAACGATGTTATCTTGGTTTCAAAAGGTGGCACGGGGAAAGCGTCCATAACACAGGGCAAGGTTCTTGTGGGTAATGGTACAAGCGCACCGACAGAAAAGGGAATTGATACGACCTCTGGAGGAACAGCCAACAGCACAGACTTAATCACCTCTGGTGCAGTTAATTCTAAAGTAACAGAGATGCAAACGACTTTTCAGGCTGGTGTTGATACAATCTATAATGCGTTTGTGGCAAAGAATGTCACTCCTACCGCATCAACACCTAGTGCTTTGGCCGCAGCGGTAGGAACTACTTATAATAAGGGAGTAGCAGATGCACATGCAGAAACATGGACTGTGGATGTTCCTTTTAAATTAAAAACTTCATCTACATGGTATAGTGGATGTTGCTTGTTTATCATCCCATGTTTTAATGTAAATGCAATCAGCATACAATTAACTAATACCAGCGGAATGACTGTAAGCGGTAAATTATTAGGATATGCTTATACTGATTCTATTCCGAATTCAAATTCGGGGTTTTTGATCGAAGCAAAAATAGATAATAATAATGACCCAGGTTACACATGGATAACAGGTAATATTGGTACAAGTTATCCGATTGTTCCATTATCTAATCCAAATAAAAAATATTTAGTAATTAGATTAAATGAAACTACATGGAATTTATTTGGATATCTTAGAATGACGTATAAAAATCAAAAAATTCGTTAATAATTTAGCCCCAGTAGTATATACTGGGGTTTATTTAATGGTTTTTAGCAATCTTTCGTGATATAATTACTATAACCCAAAAGCCGAGGTAAACACCTATGCTTTTGGGCTTTTTTATGGGAGAAAAACACATGAATACACAGATGATAGTAAGCATTATGCAGATGCTTCTTACTTTCGGAAATCTATGCATCATGGCGTATGCCTTTGCTAAATTTTTGTCGCGACCTCATGACACCTTGGAACAGAAGGTTAACACTCTTACCATAAAAGTGGAAGAGATAGAAGAATCGCTCAAACAGGGAAATGACAGATTCCGAGAACTGAACACCACAACAGAGGTTCTTATTAACTCCACATTGGCTTTGATTGAATTTGAGATTCAATACTGCTACACGGAAAATAAGCCAATAAGTAACGGCTTGGAAGAGGCTAAAAGCAACTTGAACCGATTTCTAGCAAGGAGAAGCCATGGTGCGGAGAATAGGAACGATTAAAGACCTAACTAAATATGTAGTATTCAGCATAATTGTCGTAATTATTTACACAATAGCTGAGTTTATCACATCCACTATCACAGGAATATCGCATGATGTATT